CTGATGCGGTGGTGCCTTCCGGAGCGTTCAGCACCCGAACGTTAATTGATCCTCCGGAAAGAGCGGTCGGTACACCTCCGCCGACAGCGCCGCCGTCTGCGTAGCCGCGCAAGCCTTGCCGCATGGCCTCAACGATGCCAACGCCGCCGGCGCGGGCAACGTCGGCCTGGGACCAGACCACTTCGCCCTTGTGCACCACACCCGCAGGCTCGTTCACGCCACCATTGCCGGTGTATCCGCCGGCCGCATACCCGCCGCCAAGGCGCATATTCTGGAACAGCTCGTTGTTGATGCTGCTCGTGCCGGAGGTGACAGCCTGATTGCCGGCGGCAGTGACACCACCGCCCCACATGCTGGCGAAGGCATTGGCGATGCCCATGGTGGCCTGCCGGGCGGCTATTCGAGCCAGGTCGGCCAGTACCGATCTGGTCAATTCGGAAAAGCTCAGCTTCCCAGTGGTGGTGAACTTCACCCATGCGTCCTCGAATCCACCGAAAACGCTGCCCACGACGCTGCCCATCTGCTGGGCGTAGTTCCCCGCTTCCTGCTGGTAGTTCGCCCACGCCGCACGGGCGCCGGCCAGCCAGCTACCTTCCGCTCGGCGCAGATCCTCATACCCATCCTTGATCAGCTGCAGTCGGTCGAGGGTCTTCGCGTGAAGAAGCGCCTTCTCCTCCTCAAAGGTCACTTGGTCGATCTGATCAGCGTTCCGTTGAAGGCTCAGTTCCCTGAGCTTGTCCGCTTCATCTGCGATGGCGTCGTTGATGCGCTGCTGAATCTCATACTCGCGATCCCCCATCCCGACGCGTTGTGCTTGGGTTGCCAGCTGCCGTGCAAGAGCTGCGTTGCTGGCATCGAGTGCTCCAGCGTAGGCCTTAACCGCATTCTCACGAGCCTTCGCGGTCTTTTCCTCCTCGGTCTTGAGAACATCCAGAGCCGCGGCGCCCTCGATGCGCACCTTTGCAAGCCGCGCCTCCAGTTCGCCGATCTGGCGGTTCACACCGATTGCTTCCTTGCCCCCCACCGTCTGCTTTTGCAGATAGTCGATCTGCTGCTGCAATGACCTTGCTTGCGCTTCAGTGCTCTCCTGTGCGAATTCGCGCATCCGACTGTAGTACTCGGAAGCAGTAATTTCGCGTGCCGAGAATTGCGCACGCAGCAGTTGTGTGCCGGCAGTAATCTGGGCCTGCTCAGCGATTAGGTCATCTTTGTAACCTTGCAACCCTGCAGCGCGCGTCGCCGAGCCGTTTCCGGCCTTCGGCTTCTCTTTGTACTTCTTCTCGATCGCGGCAACCGCTGCCGATCGGCGTTCTTCGATTGCCCTGACCTCATCCAGTAGGCCAGATGCCTGTGCCGTGCGACGGGCAACCTCAGCCTCGCCATTGATGCGCTGGACCTCTTCGCGCTTCTTGTCCTCTTTGCTGGCCTGAGCGCCGATGATGGCGTCCATTTCGGCGACGAAGTCTGTCGATGCTGCTTGCGCAGCCTTAACCTCCGCGTCTTTCCGCTCCTTGATCAAGTCGGTCGCCAGTGCTTTGATTTTGGCAGACCTATCCTTCACGTCCTTCTCGAGAGCCGAGATGACCATGGGATTTTGTGCCCTGGGGTCATCCGATGCCGCCAGTGCATTCAGCCGGGCGACGTCACGACGGTTGTCGGCAAGCATCTTCTGCATCTGGTCGGCCTGAGGACCGAAGCCCGCATTCACCTGCATCGCGTGCCAGGCCTTAGTGGCTTCCGTCCACAGATCTTTGAAGCCACGGATCACCGGGTTCTGGCTTGCGCGAACCTTTGCCAGCGCCATGACGGTTTCGTCCGCAGCCGCGCGGGTTATTACGGTCACCGCATCCTGGTTGCGCCCCTGCTCCTGCAACGCCTTGACCTGCTCGTAGAGCGCCACGGTCATGAAGTTGACCTGCTCGTTGAGCTTCTGGGCATTCTTTACCGGGTCTTCTGCCAACTTCGCGTACAGCGCGATGGTGTCCTCCAGCGCCTGACCGCTGATCTCCTTCATGGCCACCGCGGCGTTGGCGACGGCCTGAAGATTCTGCGCGGCTATCTTTCCGTTCGATCCGACGGCCTGCGCCGCCTCCGCGCCGGCACCCGCGGACACCTTCAGCGCATCGCTGGTCTTCTGCGCCATGTTCACCAGCGTCAGCGTCGTTGCAGCCGCCTCGTTGCGCGACAGCACCAGCGCTCTGGTGTACGCCTCGGACTGCTTCTCTGCGCTGTACCAAGCCACCACCACCAGGCCAACCGCAGCGGCGGCCACGGTATAGGGAGTGACCATCCCCATCAGCGCCGACGACACGCCCTTCAGGGCCGGCCCGACACCACCGAAGCTGTCCTTGATCTGGCCACCCTGCTGCACCAGCACCGTGAAGAACGGCATGCCGCCCTGCAAACTGGTGAAGATGTCGGTGAACTGTGCCGGCAGCTGCCTCATCGCCTGCGCGGTCTGGCCGGCGGAGATGCCCAGGTCTGCGATGTTGTTCTTTGCAGGCAGCGGCCTGGCCGCCTCGGTACGCACCTCGCGCAGCTGCCGGGTGAGTACCCCCAGCCCCTGCCTGATGTCGGCACGGTCCGCACTGATGCGGACACGCAGATTCGCTGAAGGGTCAGCCATGAATGGTGCTTCCTTGTTTTTGCTGCGCCTGGGTCTGGCCGCTCAATGCGGCCAGGTACTTCTTCCAGTCCGCCGGCTCAGCACCCATCGCCATGCGGGTGGCCACGGCGAACTGTGCAACGCGATCGAGGTCATCCTGAGCAGCGGCCTCCATGAAGCCGCGCAGCTGCGCCAGGGTGTATGTGACTACTTCCGGCAAACGGTGGCCGCGGGCGATCAGGAACTGGACGACGTCGCCGAGTCCGTACTCTCTTCCGGCAGCGGTTTGGCCTGCATCAGAAGACGACGCAGGCGATGGGCGAAAAAATCGCGATTGAGCCCGACCACTGCCTCGAGCAAGTCGGCGACTTCGTCCAAGGTGCCCCCGGCGATCCATTCCGCGTCACGGCCAATAGCAACGGCCAGTGCACCAGCAAGCTCTGCGCTGTCCTGCTCGAGCAGGTCCAGCAAAATGGCACCCGTGGCGGCGGCCGGTGCCGTATCGACCGCGCCGGCCATCATCGCCACCCGGGCGATGATGGTGCGGCTGGCCGTGATGAAGGGCCCGATCTGCTGCAGGCGAAGGGGGGTTACCTGCAGTTGCTCGCCGCGAAAGCGCACGGTGCGAGCTGGCGGGATGATCACGTCCAGTTCCGACACGGCTTACTTCTCCTGCTGCCAGTAGAAGTACGCCGAGATGTCCTGCCCGGTGGCCTTCGCGTTGTCCTTCAGCAGCTTGCCAGGCACGCTTCCGGCACCGAACTCGTTGCCAATCAGGCCCATGCTCTCGATCACGCCGCCGGAGACTTTGTGCGCGGCCACGCGGACCATCTTTCCGCCACGTGCTTCATTGGCGCCGTAGAACTGAATCTCGTAGAACTTCTGCGAGGTAACCGCCGCTTCAACGTGACCCAAGTCTGCGTTCTTGAAGGTGACCTTGATGTTCGGGGTACCGGCCACAGAAGGTGCCGCGATCGTTGAGTCTGCCGGGATGTACAGCATTCCGCGCTCGAAGCGGTAATCCTTGCCAGCCTCATAGGTCGTGGCGCCGGTTACTGGCTTAACCGTGGTCACCTCGCTCGCCAGACGCGACAGGGGCACGTAGCTGCCCGGCACGGCCAGCACCGGCTCATCGATAACGGTGCCAGCGGCAATGCTGGTGGCCTTGCCGCGAGTCGCCCGGGCGAAGTTTGCCTGGTTGAAGTCGTGGAAGGTGTAGTTGAGGTTGTAGCCGGTCACGCGGTCGACGCTGTTGGCCGTGCCGCCGCCTGGATTCTGGTTGTCTGCCAATTCGATGGTGTTGGTCTGCGGTGCGATGGCGAACGCGGAGACATTTCCGACTTCCACGAACGGCTCTTTGCTGTTCCATTCGCGGATCAGGACGATGCCGCTTCCCAGGTAGCTGTAATCTTCGGCCATGGTGGCTCTCCAGTTGGGTTGCCGCTGTGCGGCGGGTTATTTCTTGGGGATGTGGGACTGGTAGGTGAGCAGTGCGCCCACCCAGCCGGCGCTGGCCTTCTCCGGCATCAGCGGCTCCATGCCGACGTAGACCGGCACCTGGATGCCATCGGGGAAGTTCCGGGCCACTTCGCGGCTATCCATGGCCGCCTCGATGTCGGTCACCAAGTCGTCCAGCGCCTGTTGGTAGCCCTCCGTGTCGGCTGGCACCTTGGCGATGACACTCACGGTCGTCAGACGGTGTGTGTTGGCCTTGGAGGGGGTCTCCGGGCGCTGCTGCTTCTCGATCACAGCCGTCAGCACGGCCTGAGTGTCCTGGTCGCCTGGTGTCGGTTCCAACGTCCACCCGGCACCGGCATCGGTCAGGTAGCCGTTCTGGGTGCTGATCAGCTGCAGCATTTTCCCCATGGCCAGCAGCAGCTGGCGACGTGGGCTGGTGATCGGCTCAGACACTGGCCACCTCCCACACCGCCGTCGACTCGTCGGCACGGATCTTCTGCACCAGCTTCAGCCGGCGGCCGGTGCCGTCGATGCGTACCACGCCCCCCGTGCGCGGAGTGATCTCTGCCAGCTGCATCGTGACCCGGTCGATGGTGGTCGCGATCGGCGCCACATCATCCGGTGTGAACTGCTCAAGGTTCTCGTCCAGCAGCACCGTGCACGGCACCCCTGCGGAGCTGCCCGGCTCGTGGTAGTGGGCAGCATCGGCAACGCCGGTTGCGCGGAAAGCTCCGAACGCGATTGCGTCGAAAGCCTGCATGAAAGCTCTCTGGTTCAAGGCAAGGGCCTCGCAGTTTCCATGGCCTTCTCCAGCTCGCGCTTCAGGAAGAACGGCATCAGCCGCTTCCACGTGTCCTCGGCCATGCCGAAGATGTCGTATCGCGGGCTGTAGGCGGCTGTGTTGGTGAAGATGAAGATGGATCGGACGCCGGATCCGCGCCCGATCCGCTCATAGATGCCCGGGCGCAGTGCACCGCGGCGCTTGGTGATCACGAAGTACTCGCCATCACGGTTGTTGCCTTTGCCACGTCGCCGCTTCCGGCTGTCGTTGGTCTGGTTCTGGTACCGATCCCGCTGGGCGCCCAGCTGGGACAGGATCTTGGTGACCTGGCCGGCGGGCACGTTGCCGAACTGGTTTGCTTGGGCGCCGCGGCCCATCACTGCAAACTGCGTGGGAGACAGCAGGCCACGGCTCTGCAGCAGGCGCTCGAAACCCTTTCGGCGGCGCTGGCCGCCATCCACCTCGGCCAGCAGATACTTGGCCGGGGGGGTGCCCTTGAATGCCTCGTCCCGAATGAAGATCTCAGCGTACGGCTGCGCCTTGGTTGCCTTGCGATACATCGCCGCATTGACCGTGAGCGGCGTCGGGCGGTCGAACACCTTCGGCGCCTGGCGCTTCCACCGCTCGCGGATCTCGTAGGCCACCTTGTTGGCGGCCTGCGATGCGGCGTAAGGGAGCTGAGACTGCTCCAGTTCGGTCAGCTGTCGCCCGAAGGCGTTGTCGGGGTCGACCCCGATCCTGATCTGGGCCATACAACCTCCTACCCGGCCCGCCGAAGCGGGCCAGGCACTGCTGGCTTACTCCGCGCCGACCTTCAGGCGGATCACCGCATCCGGTCGGGTGTTGATGTTCAGCGGATTGGACTGGCTTTCCAGCTGGATGCCCTTGTCCATGCGCATCTTCGCGGTCTTGGTGTAGTACGGCAGGCCGATACCGCGCACCGTCTCCAGGTAGTCCGCCGGCGCGAAGCGGGTCAGGAACATATCGGGCACACCCAGCGGGAACGCGATCGCTTCACCGTCGTCCAAGGCCAAGTCACCGCCGGTGTTGCCCTGCAGCTCTTCGAAGGTGACATCGCCGAACACGAAGCCCTTGCGGACGTCATCGCGCAGCGCGGCACCGTCCTGCCAGCGCTCGTAGGCCTTCTGCACTTCCGGGCGGTTGGTCAGGG